AAGCTATCCAACTGTGGCCGATCAGGCCGTGGCATGGATCAGGTCGACATCATGGCAGAAGCTGGCCAGCGATGGGGGGTATCGCTACCTGACACACGCCACCAAGGTGCTGGATGACTATCTAGCTGAACACTACACGATCAGCGAGGTGGGCACCCTTCGACGGCGCAAGGATGAGATCATGGTTCATATGTCTGACGATGGGCGCGGTAACACCAATCACAGGATCGGCGGTAGGCAGGTGAAGTCGGTGAAGCTGATAAGTTAAGGCGAACAATCACTTAGATCAGAGAGGCCGGGGCATACGCTCCGGCCTTTTGCGTTGGTGTTACCGGATTTGTTATCGTGTTACCGGCTGTTACTTTTGATCCGGTAACACCTAAGCCATTGATGTTAAACAATAATAAGCATGTGTTACCGTGTTACCAGACTTTTCTATAATTGTGAGAGAAGAAGAAGAAGAAGAAGAAGAAGGGGATATATGTATAGGAGATATGCGCAAAAATCCGGTAACACGGTAACATGGGCGGATTGCTGTTAAATATCAAAGTGTTGCGTGTTACCGGAGCAAAAGTAACAGCCGGTAACGCTTGGTAACACCACACCGCTGGCCAGCATCCACCGCACCCAGACGTGCACCGCTTCGGCGTCGGAAAGCTCGGTCAGAGGTCTGACTTGAGCCTCATTCGATGGAAGGATTTTGTGTCCAAAAGAGCCGTTTTTGGACACATTTTCTATGGCCTGAAAACGCTCTGCCGCGTCAATCATTGCCCGAACAAACGGGTAATATAGGTAAGTGTTGCTGACTTATATTTGGGGTGCTAGGATACCCCATGGCAACACCCGACGCGCATATGGTCCCAATGCCCCATTTCAATAACCCCCGGGGGGTCGCGGGGCTGGGTCTTCTTCTTACACACACGGCCCGGTGGCAGGAATGAAGCGGTCCACCCAAGTCAAGCGGTTCTGCAAGTCGCTTACGGTGCCCACGGGGCGGCTGGCGGGGCGTGCGGTCAAGCTGGCACCATATCAAAACCGTTTCATCGACGGGGCGTTCGCTGAGGGGGTGAACGTGGCGTGCCTGTCCATCGGTCGCGGCAATGGCAAGTCGGCTGTCTCGGCCATGCTCTGCGCTGGTGAATTGCTGGGCGCATGGTCGGACGCGCCCGAGCGTGAGGTGATCATCGCGGCCCGAACACAAGAGCAAGCCAAAATCGCTTGGAATTATTGCGCGTCATTTATCGCCACCCTGCCCGACGATGTGCAGAAGCGGATCACGATCCGGCGGCAACCCCGTTTTGAAATCCAATATGACGACCACAACGGCCCGCACCTGATCAAAGCAATCTCTGCTGACGGCAAGTCTGCGCTTGGGTCCAGCCCGACGCTGGCGGTCTTGGATGAGCGCGGGCACTGGCCTATTTCTCAGGGCGACGAACTGGAAGCGGCGTTGCTGACGGGCCTTTCAAAGCGCGACGGCAAGGCCCTGATCATATCCACCTCGGCAAGTAATGACATGCACCCGTTTTCGCTGTGGCTGGATCGGGATGCACCCGGCGTCTACCGCCAAGAACACCGCCCGACACCGAACTTGCCCGTTGATGATGTGGACAGTCTGTTGATTGCCAACCCCGGTTCCAAGCATGGCATCGGCCCGACAATGACCCGTCTCAAAGAGGACGCGGCGCTGGCGTTGGCCCGTGGCGGCTCTGCCCTGTCGCGGTTCCGGCTGCTGTCTCGCAATGAACGGGTGTCTGAGGACAACCGGGATGCACTGCTGGATTTGAACGAATGGCTGCAATGCGAAACCGACGATCTGCCCCCCCGGCGCGGGCCAGTTGTGATCGGGCTGGATCAGGGCCAGTCGGCATCTATGAGCGCCGCGGCCTATCTCTGGCCCGACACTGGACGGCTGGAAGCCTGGGGCGCGTTCGGCACGGTCCCGACACTTGAGGCGCGCGGGCAGGCGGATGCTGTCGGCGATCTTTATTCGCAGATGCACAAGCGCGGCGAGCTGGCCTTGATGGGGCAGAAAACCGTCCCGCTGTCGCAATGGCTGCGCCGGGTTGTCGGTCACGTCGAGGGCGAGACGGTCGCGGCGATTGTCTGTGATCGGTTCAAACAATCCGAGATCGGTGACGCGCTGGCAGAGATCGGCAACCGCGCCCCGGTCATATGGCGGGGCATGGGGTTCAAGGACGGCAGCGAAGACGTGGAGCGGTTCCGGCGGTTCGTGTTCGACGGCAACCTGCACGTTTCCGAAAGCCTGCTGTTGCGTCACGCCATGGGTGAGGCGGCTGTCTTCATTGATCCGGCGGGCAATTCCAAAATCGTCAAGGGCCGGTCGATGGGCCGTATCGACGCCGCTTGTGCCGCTGTTCTGGCGGTTGCTGAGGGCGCGCGGATCATGGGCAGGACGCAACATAAAGGAGGGCGCATCGCATGGGGATGAGGAGCGAATACAAACGGCACTCACGGCACGTGACGCGCGGCCCGCGTTGGAAGGCCCTGCGGATGCAGGCGCTGGACCGTGACGGCTGGGCCTGTGTCCAGTGTGGCACACGTCACTGGCTGGAATGTGATCACGTTCTGCCCGTCCGGGATCGGCCTGATCTGGCCTACACCCTGTCAAATTTACAGATGCTTTGCGGCGCCTGCCATGCCCGCAAAACCCGAATTGAGGTGGGGCACAAGCCTCTAACCCCAAAGCGCCAGCAATGGCGCGATCTGCTGCGCGAAATGCAGCGAAACCCTACCGAGCAAAAGGAAAATCACCATGCTTGATTCACTGAAAATCACCCGGCGTCAGTCGGAAATCCGTCAAGAGTTGGCGGGCCTTGTCGGCAAGGACGCCCCCACAACGGACGAAACCCGGTCCATGGAAACGCTGGATGCAGAATATCGCACCAACGAAACCCGGTTCCGGGCTGCACTGGTGTCCGAGGACGAACAACGCACCGAAGCCAAAGGCGAACTCGAAACCCGTTCCGAAAAGGAATGGAATGAGATCATGTCCGGTTTCGAGATGCGCCAAATCGCCCTGAGCCTTGATGAGGGCCGTGCCCTGTCTGGCCAGACGGCGGAGATCGTCACCGAACTGCGGTCTCAAGGCGGCTATCGCGGCATTCCCGTGCCCTACGCGGCGCTTGAAACCCGCGCCGGTGAGACGGTGGCCAGTGGCGCCCCTGATCCGATTGTTACCCGTCCCCTGATCGAGCGTTTGTTCCCGGCGTCCGTCGCGGCGCAGATGGGCGTCCAGATGATCAATATCGGCACCGGCGGACAGGAAACCCCTGTCACCACGTCGGCAATCTCTGCGGGTTGGCAGGCAACCGAACTGGCCAACGTGCCCGGGCCGTCTGCCTACACGACGCTGGACCGCCCATTGAAGCCTGATCACACGTTGGGCATCCAGATGCGGATCAGCCGCAAGACGCTGTTGCAGTCCGGTGCTGCGCTGGAACAGGCAATCCGGCGCGACATGGCGGGCGCCATGCAACAAGAGATGGACCGGGCAATATTTAACGGCTCAGGGTCCAGCGGCGAGCCTACCGGCGTCTTCACCGGCGCGTCGGATTGGGGCATTGATGAGACCGCTTTGGATGCGGCGGCGTCCTGGGCGGCTATCCGCACTGAGGTTGTGGCGTTCATGACGGCCAACGCGGCGACTGGTCCCGGCGCGGTGCGCCTGCTGATCCGTCCTGAAGTCTGGGACACGATGGATGGCACGTTCATCAGCGGCACGGCAGTGACCGAGTGGGAGCGGCTGACGAAATACATCAGCACTGTTGTCATGTCGCACAACGCCTTGCCTGCACCGACTGGCACGCCGCTGGAAAGCAAAGCACTGCTGACAACCTCGGCGGGCGGTGTTGCGCCGGTGTTCGTGGGCCTGTGGGGTGCGGTCGATCTGATCCGCGATCCGTATGCAGATGCGCAATCCGGTGGCCTGCGTCTGACGGCTCTGAGCACGATGGACACCACAATCAGCCGCGCGGTTCAAACCCGCGTTCTGACGGGCATCCAGTAATGCTCTGGGGCGGTCATAGCGGCGGGCTGGAACTCCGCAAGCGGGCATCCGGCGCATTGGCGCTGCAAGGCCGCTTTCCATATAACAAGCGGGCGGTCCTCAGTGATGGGGGCCGTTCCGGCAGGCCAAGAAAAGAGGCGATTGCATCCCGCGCATTCGCCTATCGCGTGGATGATCCAAAAGAGGACATTCATTTTCTTGTCGGCCATTCCTTTGACAAGCCTTTGGCCAGCCGTGGCGCGGGGACGCTGGATCTTGCGGACAGTGACGATGCGCTGTCCTTCACCGCGACGATCACGCCTGAAATGCAAGAGGTGTCCTATGTGCGGGATATTCTGGCAGGCATCGCGGCGGGGCTGACTGTCGGCATATCGCCGGGGTTCCGGTTGCCACCCAAGCGGGCGGTGCCTGAGCCTGAGCGGATCGAGGATGAGGGCAGCGATCCTGAGAACGGCGAACACAACGCCATTATCAGGACGGTTTTGCAGGCGCTTTTGTATGAGTTGAGCGTCGTGACGCGGCCCGCATATCCCGAGGCGCAAGTCGAGGCGCGGAATTGGACGGCGGGGGGCGTGATCCTGCCAGACACCGGCCTGCACCGCACCTTAAGCCGTTGGAGGGCGTGACATGATTGATCTGATCAAACAATTTGAGGACACCCCGGCTGACTATCCCGACGCACCGGCTGGCCTATCGACGGCGGCGGCGGCGCTTGATGCTGCGATGCTCTGGGCGCGGATTGAAGCCTACACCTCGCACCGCTTCACAGTGCGGGAAGTGGTGTGGACGCTGACGGGCTGCGGGGGCGATCAATTCAACCCGCGTCTTGCGCCTGTGGTGTCGCGTGTGTCGCATGTGTGGACAGGCGAGGCATGGGAAGCCCTGACGCTGCTGGACGGCCCCCTGGGCATCTGTCTGCCGCGTGACGGCACCTATCGGATCACGGCGCAGGTTGGCGCTGGTGACGTGCCTGCACCTGTCTCTGAGGCGTTCCGGCGGTTGGCTGAATACTCGGCTGAGATCGGCGACTCCGGCATGGTGGCGGGGCACCCGTCGCACACCTCGCATTCCGTCGAGATCGGCGACGACATCAAGGAAACCTTTGATCGGCCTGCCACCTGGGTGGCCAAGGCAATGCAGAACAGTGGCGCTGGCGATCTGCTGCGCAATTTCAGGAGGGCTTGATATGTGGCCATTTAAGCGAAAAGAACCTGCCATTGAACACCGATCGAGCGGCACCGGATACACCACGCAAGTGATGCAGGCGCGGGCTGATTACATCAGCGGCGTGGACGGCGTGGCCGAACTGACGGGCACGGTGCAGGGGTGTGTGAGCCTCTGGGAGGGCGGCTTGAGCCTGGCGGACGTGGACGGCACCGACATGCTGACACCGCGTGTCCTGGC